TGTGACATCAGGAACGAGCGTATTGTCGCTTGTCAATAGTGCAGCGGAGTGGACTGTTCAGACAGTTTCGAATAGGATCGGTTGTATCGCAGGTAGATCAGTCGCCTTGGTAAACAAGGATGTTTTCTTCTTGGCTAATGACGGCATACGATCAATCTCAAGGTCTTTGGCGGATGATTTCTCCACAGTTGGCCTCACAATAAGCGAGCCAGTTAAGGATATCATCGCAAGGATCAACAGAAGTTTTATCAGCACTTGCAACGCAACATTTCATAATAACAGATACCTGCTTGCCATACCCCTAGATTCAGCAACAAATCCAAGCCATATATTGGTGTACAATTCAATCTTCAACTGCTTTGAAGGCTTATGGGAAATTGCAGCAGCAAGGATGGTTGAGACAAGCTTTACCTCTGGATTCACCACAAACACAATCAAGCTTTGCATAGGCACAACCAACTCAAGGGTTGGACATCTCACGGATTATAAGGATTCAGATTCAGTTGACATAAATACAGGGTTCCAAGATTTTGGTACTGGCTACACGAGCAGGGTGGTCACCAAGGCGTATGAATTTGATGATCGCTTTGCGCTGAAGTACGGATCGCACTATGAGGTTGAATTCTTCAATTCTGGATCTACCAATGCGACGATAAGCATTCGCAGGGATACAGATGGTAACGATATTATTCTTGGCACGGATGTTGACACAACCTCGCCTGACGGATTGACGCTTCCATTTACACTTCCAGCCACATTAAGCGCGAAGGTTGTCAAGCGCAGGGCGGATAGCCTTAGGTCATACGACAAGTGGCGTAATATCAAGATGAAGGTTGAGGCTGCTAGTAGGAAGCTATCCATTCGCGGGGTCATTATGGCAGCGAATCCAGATACAATTCAAATTCAGCAGAACATATGACCCAAGTAGAGTTTCTTGAGAAAAGTGGCGTTTCCGAGGCAATGTGGCCTAACTTTAGGGAGTGGGTGGCATGGTTTGATAAACAGGGACTTATGGGTACATTGAGGAACAGGAATGATGAGATTTTGGGTGTTGCCTTGGCTAGGTGCGTTAATAGTGGCTCTGAAGTAGGTCACTACGTCCACGACGAGCATGGAGACAATATCTTTGTTGACTTGTGTGCCACTAGTGGTATTAGAAATGCTGAGTCGGTAGCCCCACTCAAAGGCTTGCTATTGATCCTGTTGGATCGATTCGGACCACGCAAGCGAATCATTTTTAAACGTTTAGGACAACCAAAGGAGTACGATTACTACAAATTCATGAGAAAGGCATTAGCTTAATATGGGAGGCAAACCATCAGTTCCGTCACCTCCGCCACCGCCAGACCCTATGGCCGTAGCGCAGGCTAATGCCGAAATGTATCGTAAGAACATTGATACCTATATCGAAAAATCTCCTGCTATGGCCGAGCTTGAGAACAAGCTTCGCATGCAATATATGCCACAGCAGAGGGAGCTGGAGAGGCAGTTATCCGCCCTAGACCAGGCTTCTTCCGTCAAATCAAATCTTGAACTGGAACGCCAGTTTGGCGCACAGCGCACCTTGGAATCGCTTCGTAGGCAGTACGAGTACTCGCCAGAAGCGTTTGCTTTGAACAAGGGTCTTGGTCAGCAGATGACAACTCAGTTTGCTCGTCTTTATGGGCAAAGCCCATATGGCGCAGTTCAACCAGAAGTCGCGTTCTCACAAGGCGCAGCTCCTGTCGATTATTTCTCAACCATTGGAACAAATGTTTCCAATCCGAACATGAGTGTTTAATATGGCAGTATTATCAAAACAAGAATTTTTTGAAAAACAGTATAAGCCAAGCATTGGTGGCGATGCTGGCATAATGGCACTTTATCCGAGTGGCGGAAGAAGCCCAGGCAATGTAGACGGAAGTCCTAGAGTTCCTGACTACAACCAATTCCTAGCTGGTGTTTCCACCTATTCCCATAGGCATGACGGCAAAGTTTATACAATGTACGCAAAAGACCAAGCAGGAATGGCCAAGAATTTTGATGATGCTTACAACAAGTACTTGGCAGACGAAGAATTTAAATCAGCAGAAGCAGTAGCAGCCAGAAAGCTTGACGAGAGCTACACCAAGCAAGCAGGCGAACTAAATACTGCTGCTGGCCAGATTAGGGCTGGAGCAACTGGACTAAGTGGTGCATTAACCGCTCTATCTGGAGAAAGAAACTATGGCGCGTCCAACCTTGGCACAAAGCTTAACTTCCAAGTTTCCGACGATCAGATCATAAACGATTACAACGAAGCAAAACTAAATTCGCTCAAGTCGGTTCTTGATCGAGGCAATACTCAGATTGTCGGCATTAACGACAAGATTGTTTCAACCAACGAATTGCTTTCAAAGCTAAAAGCCGATGACGCAAGGCGCGCTCCGCTTGAGGCATCACTCAAAACTCTCAACGAAGATATTAGAAGCGTCAACGAGGCAATCACCTCTGCACAGTCGCAGGTTGCAGGGTTTAAACCAATCACCGCATTGGATACCGCTGGCCAGAAGGAAATCACTTCTTTTAGGGAATTCCTTAAACTTCCAGAGGAACGCGCAAGCGATCAGCTAAAACAGATTGATCCGAAAGCTTACGAGACAGCCGTTGCTCTTGGCGAGAAATACAGAAAATTAGCAACTGAAGAATTGCCTGCAACTACATCGCAACAGACCGAAGACCTGCGAAGCCAGATTGAGCAAGAAGCTTTAAATCAATTAAGACTTGGTTCTACGCTTGGTGCGGATGAGCGCAGGCAGTACGAGCAGGCAGCTCGCGCAGCTCAGACAGTTCGAGGCAACATCTTTGGTGTCGCTCCTGCCGTTCAGGAAGCTGTTGAATCTGGTGCTGCTGGCGAGGCTCGCAAACTTGCGCGATTCGGAGCAGCCTCTCAGTTCCTGTCTTCTGGCCAAACAACTGGTGACGCACTACAGCGCGATATCGCACTCCGCGATGCGTTGTTACAGACAAGGCTTGGATCTGCTGCTGGTTTTGTTGCTGGTGGTCCATCGCTTTACAATCTTGGTAGTGCAAGGACTGCACAACAGAACGCAGCGTTTCAGAGCTACATTCAAGCCAACCAAGCACTTCCTGGTAGCTTTGGCCAGGGTGCAAGCACAGCACAACAATTTTATCAAACAACTAATCCAAATGCTCCGCTTGCATTACAGCAAACCGCTGCGTCACTTTATAACACGCTGGCGAATTATCAGGCCAGCACATATGGAAATTATCTACAAGCGCAAAGCCAGCAACCATCTGGAGCTGCGCAATTCGCACAGATCGCTGGTGGTATTGGAAATCTTGCTTCCCCAATAACAGGCGCATTTAAATCATATTCACTTGGCGGAGTAGCGTAACATGGCCGATCTAGTACAGTTCGGACCATTTACTGTTTATAAAAGCCCAGCCTACGAAGAGGCTGTAAGGCAGAAGCAAGCTGATGTCGCAACTGAGCGTGAAACAAAGAAGATGCAGCAGGACTACCTGCGCGCTCAAATTGAGAAATTCAATACAGAGCAAGAGTATCTAAAGAGTCCAGAAGGACAAGCTGCGCTCCAAGCCGAGAGAGAGAAGGGGATGCTTGGGGTTGAGAAGCTAAAAGGCGAAATTGCTGCTGAAGAAGAGAAACGAAGGAAGGCATCTCCTGAGTACGCGCCAATCGAGGCTGCTCGTCTTAGCGGACTAAGGAGCGCGCTGGAGCAGGACTTGGCAACGCAGGGTGAGCTTGCTTCATCTGCTGGCGAGCGAGTTAAGAATCTACAATCCGCATCAGCTACGCTTCCAGAAGGAGCTGCTGGCCCTGTCATGCAAAAGGATATGGCAACTCAAATGATGCGCCCTGCACTAGAGCTTGAGGCAGACATGCGCAAGAGGATGATTGGAACAGAAGCTGCGCAGGCTGCGACAAGCAAGCAACTAGGCGAACTTATTGGAACACTTCCAGTACCAGAGGGTCTTGGTGGCGGAACAGTTCCAGCCACAGCGAATATTGGATCGATTTACCAGCAAAGATTGGAACAGCTCGTTCCGATGAAGGCGAAGGCCATATCTTATATTAATTCATTTCCAGAAGGTTCACCAG